CAAGCAGAAGAACTTTGCGAGATTGTATTAAGAAGATCAAGAAATGCTTTAGCTGTAGAAGTTAATTGTACTTCAGAAGCACTTAATTTAACTATTGGAGACTTAGTTGATTTAACTTATTCTACTGGTGGATTCAGTTCCAAGTTATTTAGAATTTATGGTTTAAGTATAAATACAGATTCAACAGTTTCATTAAAACTTATTGAGCATCAAGATAATTTCTATACTTGGAGTTCTAAAGCACAAGCACCAACAATAGCTGATACTACTTTACCAAATCCTAATAGTGTATCTGCACCAGCTTCAGTTACATTAAGCGATCAACTGGTATTATATTCAGACGGAGTTGTTATTACAGCTTTAGATGTAACAATAGGTGCATCACCAGATAGCTTTGTAGATTACTACCAAGTTGAGTATAAACTAAGTACAGATACTGATTATATAATTCATGGACAGGGAAAAGGATTATTCCAAAGAATATTAAACGTAATAGATGATAGAACTTATAATGTAAGAGTTAAGGCATTTAATACATTAGGAGTTGGTTCAACTTATACTTCAGCAACAAGAACTATTGTCGGTGGTACAGCTTTACCAAGTGATGTTGAAGATTTTGCTTGTAATATAATAAATCAAGACGCACATTTATCTTGGCAAAATATCCCAGATTTAGATTTGGCTTATTATGCAATTAGATATTCTACATTAACAACTGGTGCTACTTGGATTAACTCTGTTACATTAGTTGAAAAAGTTGCAAGACCAGCTACTTCAATTACAGTACCAGCAAGAGTTGGTTCTTATTTAATTAAAGCAGTAGATAAATCTGGTAACTTATCAGTTAATGAAGCTGTTATATCTACTAGCTTATTAGCAGTAGGAAACTTCAATGCAATTACAACACAAACAGAATCTCCTACATTTACAGGAACTAAAACTAACTTAACTTTATCTGGTGGAGAATTAAGACTTACTTCTTTAGCAAGTGAAGGTGTTTATTTATTTTCTGCACCAATAGATTTGGGTGCAACGTATACTTCAAGAGTAACTGCAACAATCACACAATATGCAGAAGATCCAACAGATTTATTTGATAGTGGTAGAGGATTTGCACTTTTTGATAGTGCAACAGGTTCGTTTGACGGAAACGCACCAGCATTTACTAATTCACATTTAGAAATTGCTACATCTCCTGACAATATTACTTATACTTCTTTTAGAAATTTTGTAGTCGGAGATTATACAGCTAGATATTATAAATTTAGAATGAGATTAACTTCTTTAGATGGAGTTTCTACTCCAGTTATTACAGCATTATCAGTTACAGTTGATATGCCAGACAGAATATTTAGTGGAAATGATATTACTTCAGGAACTGGAACATACTCAGTTGCCTTTACTTTACCATTCTATTCTGCTAATTATGCAGTTGGTATTACAGCACAAGGAATGGCTACTGGAGATTATTTCTTATTAACGTCTAAATCCACAACAGGATTTTCCGTAGCTTTTAAAAATAGTTCTGGTACTGGAATATCAAAAAAATTTGATTATATAGCTAAAGGTTACTAGATAGATTATGGCACAACACGATTATATTATTTCTAATGCTACATTCCCAGCAGTAAGAACAGACATTAATAACGCACTATCAGCAATTCAAACAACAAATTCAGGAACATCAAGACCAACAGGTGCAGTAGCTGGTCAGCTTTGGTTAGACACAACTTCTGCAACTACACCTACATTAAAATATTATGATGGTGCTGATGATATATCTTTAGCAACTATTGACCACACAGCTAATACAGTAAACTGGTTAGACTCAACAGTATCAATTACTGGACTATCAACAACTGCAACAGGAACAGTTTTAACACTTACAGATTCAGCAAATACAACAACAGTAAATTTAATTATAGATAATCAAAAAGAAATTCGCTTTCGTGAAACAACAGCTAATGGAACTAACTATGTTGCTTTAAAAGCACCAGCTTCTTTAGCAAGTGATTTAACTTTTACTTTACCTGCAACTGATGGTGCATCTGGTCAAGCATTAGTAACAAATGGTTCAGGAGTTTTAAGTTTTGCTTCTGCTGGAACTTCTTGGCAATCAGTTAAAACAAGTGGATTTACTGCTGTATCTGGTGAAGGTTATCCTTGTAATACAACTTCTTCTGCATTTACAGTAACACTACCTGCTTCACCATCTGTTGGTTCTTATGTTCAAATAGTAGATTACGCAGGAACTTTTGCCACAAACAATATTACGTTAGGTGCTAATTCAAATAAAATTAATGGTGGAACAAGTAATAAAACATTAACAACAAATAGAGAAGCTGTAACAATTACTTATGTAGATTCTACACAAGGTTGGGTTGCTTCATCAGGTGTAAATTATGGTACAGTTTCATTAGATCCAGTTTCTTATTCAATTAATTATTTAATTGTTGCTGGTGGTGGAGGAGGTGCTTCTGATCGTGGTGGTGCTGGTGGTGCAGGTGGATTATTAAGTGGATCAACGACAGTAACAGGAGGAACAACTTATACAGTAACAGTAGGTGCTGGAGGGGCTTTTAATGGTAGTGGTAGTGGTGCATTAGGAGGAGATTCTTCTATTACTTCAATGGGAAGCACTAGTTTAGGAGGTGGAGGAGGTGCATCTATTTATGGAAGTAATACTACAATATCAGGAGGATCTGGTGGTGGTGGATCAGCTAGTGCAAGTTATTCATCTGCTGGATCTGGAACTTCTGGTCAAGGTAATAATGGTGGTACTGGTGGTACTGGTGGTGTAAATAATGGAGGAGGAGGTGGTGGAGGTTCTTCATCTGTTGGTAGTGTTGGTAATTCTTCTACTGGTGGAAATGGTGGTTCAGGTTCAACAACTTCTTTAATTACAACTACCCAAGCAACTAATAACTCAGTTGGGCAAGTAGTTAGTTCATCAGTTTATTTTTCAGGAGGTGGAGGAGGTGGTAAAGATGGTACTAGTGGAACTGGAGGAACTGGTGGTAATGGTGGTGGTGCTAATGGTGGGCAAGGTACAAATCTTCCAACATCAGCATCAGTAAATTCAGGTGGTGGAGGTGGAGGTGGAGGTGGTATTGCTGGGACTATCGGTGGTGTTGGTACAAATGGAGGTTCTGGTTGTGTTATTTTATCAATGCCTACTTCAAATTATTCAGGAACAACTACTGGATCTCCAACAGTTGTTACAAATGGATCAAATACAGTTATAATATTTAAAGGAACAGGGAGTTACACTTCATAATGGCACATTTTGCAATTTTAAAAACTGGAAACATAGTAGATCAAGTAATTGTAGTATCTAATGATATTGCTACTACTGAACAAGCTGGAATAGAATTTTTAAGAAATTTATATAAAGATCAACACTTACCAGTTATTCAAACTTCTTATAACAATAACATCAGAAAAAATTATGCTGGGATAGGTTATCAATACGATCAAACAAGAGATGCTTTTATAGCACCTAAACCTTTTAACTCTTGGATATTAAACGAAGATACTTGTCGCTGGGAAGCACCAGTTGCTGTGCCAACAACAGAATTAGAAGATAATCAATATTATTCTTGGAATGAATCTATTATAAATTGGGAAATTAAAACTACATAATTAAATAGGAAGGAAAATGTCTAAAGTAATCAAGTTAGAAAAACAAAAAATCACTAAATTAAAACTAGATAACAAATCTGATAAGTTTATTGGATTTACTAATGTTGCTGATAATCCTGATTTTAAAGGAAAAGCTATCTACTTAAACATTAACAATATAACATCTATTTTTAGTACAAACAAAAATACAACAATACTTCATAATGGTACTACTGGTTGGGAAGTTTTAGAATCGTTAGAAGAAGTAATTAAAAAAATATGATAACATTTATACTTGGAACTATCTTAGGAGTTTATCTTGGTTGGAAGTACGAACTAGCAATTAACGATTTCATTGAATCAATTAAGATACATTTAAACATCAAATAGTCTTGAACTTAGTATGTTGCAACATTATATGTTGGCAATAACAAACGGAGATAACAATGCTAAACTATTCAGACTTTAAGAACTATTTTACTAAGTTCTACGCAGATGCTTTTGAAGATGCTAAAACATTTTGGAAAGACTATTCTAAGAACATAGAACAGTTCTATAAAAAATAACTTTATTAAAACATAATAGTTTGATAAACAGACTGCACAATATTTAATGTGCATTTTCAAACTAGCAAATGGTGGGTGCGTCTTGCTAAAGTCTTGCAAA